GCTGTCACAACAACTATTGTATTAACAGATGCATCTTTGTTTCCAACATCAGGTACAAACTTTATACAAATAGGATCAGAAGAAATTTCATACACAGGTATATCTAGTAATACTTTAACAGGTGTTACAAGAGGAGTTAGAAATACAACAGCAGCAACACACTCAAATGGAGCAACTATACTAAATAGTTCTGACTACATTGCTTGGGGTGAAGCTGCATCTGGTGACTTAGTTGTTGATCCAGGTTTATGGTCTATTGACAATTTTGGAGATAAAGTAATTGCATTAATCCATAATGCACAAGTATTTGAATGGGACTCTAATGCAACAAACGCTGTAACCAATAGAGCAACAATTATTAGTGGTGCACCAACAGCGTCACGTGATATGTTAGTATCTACTCCTGATAGACACTTAGTATTCTTTGGAACAGAAACAACGATTGGAACACCATCTACACAGGATGAAATGTTTATTAGATTTTCTAACCAAGAAGATATTAATACATATCAACCAACAGCGGTTAACACAGCAGGTACACAAAGACTTGCAGATGGATCTAAAATTGTAGGTGCGGTTAGAGGTAGAGATGCGATTTACGTTTGGACAGATACATCTTTATTTACTATGAGATTTATTGGTCAACCATTTACATTTGGTTTCCAACAAGTAGGAACGAACTGTGGTTTGATTGGACAGAACGCTGCATTAGAAGTTGATGGTGCTGCATATTGGATGTCAGAAAATGGTTTCTTTAAATACTCTGGTAATTTAGAGACTATGGTTTGTTTAGTAGAAGACTTTGTTTTTGATGACTTAAACACAACTGCTAACCAATTAGTAAATGTTGGATTAAACAACTTGTTTGGTGAGATTACTTGGTTTTATTGTACAGAAAGTTCAACTGTAATTAATAGATGTGTAACTTATAATTATCTTGACTCACGTCCTAATAGACCTGTTTGGACAACAGGGACTTTATCAAGAGGTGCATGGCAAGATTCAGCTGTGTTTGGTTTACCACATGCAACTAGTTTTACTGCAGGTGATGATGCATCGTTTGATGTTGTTGGTAATACTGAAGGTAGTACAATATACTTTGAACATGAAAAAGGAACGGATGAAGCATTAGCAAGTGGTATAAATGTAATTGCTTCTAACATTGAATCAGGAGACTTTGATATTACTCAAAGAGTCGTTGGTAGTCAAATGACAGGTATTGCTGACTTTCAAGGAGATGGTGAATACATTATGAAGATTAGAAGATTTGTGCCTGACTTTTTATCTCAAACAGGCAATACTCAAATAACATTACAGCTTAAAAATTATCCTAATAGTTCTCAAGCAAGCTCACCACTTGGACCCTTTACAATTACCTCATCTACTGATAAGGTAGACACTCGTGCAAGAGCACGAGCTATATCTTTAAAGGTAGCTAATACAGCGGCTAATCAGAGCTGGAAGCTAGGTACTTTTAGATTAGACACACAACCTGATGGAAGACGATAATGGCAATAACAGATTTATATCAAGATAAAATTATGGGTGGAGTTCAGGGAGATCCTGATCCATTTGGTTATCAAAATCAAATTAATAATTTTGTAATTGATAATGAAGATTATCAAGAAATACCAGGATTTAATTTTAAAGATGCCCCCACAAGTTTAATGAGTCGAATACAAAATCCTCAATTTTTTAATAACCCAAGAACGGGTTTTATAGATAATACTTTAATGCAAAAAGGTAATCCTGGAAATACTATTTTTGATAAAGCAAGATCTGGTATTAGTAAAGGTTTTGATTTAGGAAAATCAGCTATTGGTGGAATAGCATCGTTAATAACAGGTGTACCTGGAATTGGAGCATTACTTGGAATGTTACCTGAAAGAGATTATAGACAAAATACCATAGATGATTTTTACTCTGATCCTTCAACTAGAGGATTGATGTCTCAAATACCAGGAATGGATCAATACAATACTGTATCAGGTGGTTTATTTGGAACAGATACTAACTATGGATTAAGTGGAGCTATTGATAAAAGAATGGCAACCATACAAAAAACTTTAGGGAAAAAGAAATCAAAAGTTCTTGAACAAAGATTAAAAGATTTACAAGCATTAAAAGATAGAGAAGCAAAAGCTTTACAAGATGCAAGAGATAAAGCAGCAGCAAATCTTGAATCACAGAGAAGAGGTAGAAGACCAGGAAGCGGTGGTGATGGACCAGGGACCAAGGATTCAGGTGGACCGACTGGTGGATATTCTTATGACTCTGGTGGACGACAAGGTTTTGGTTACGGTCTGTAATGGCAAAAGTAACAGTAGTATTTACTAGACCCAGTAAAGAATATAGACAACAAGATGCTGATTCTTTAGTTAGAGATTTAGATGGATTGATTGAAAAATTAAACTCAACTTTCCAACAAGAGCTAAGAGATGAGTCGCAAAGATTTACTTGGTTCATGAGTAGTGGAAGTGAAGCATAATGGCTAATAGATATAAAAATGCGCAGTTTGATTTAACTACAACAGATGCTACAGATATTTATACTGTACCCTCTGAGTCTAGAGCAATCATACAAAACATACATGTAGCTAATGTTGGAGTAGGGAACACGGAAATAAAAGCTTTTATATATGATACCTCTGCAGGTAGAGCTTATCAATTTGCAGAGCATACTGTTAATGCAGGTAATTCAAAGTCTATATCTGACGGTACAATTATACTAGAAGAGAGTGACAAGTTACAATTACAAGCAGCAACAGCTGACATATTTGAAGGCACAGTATCAATACTAGAATTTGACAGAACATAGGAGGAAAATGAACGTTATAAAACCAGAGAAAATAATAGAAAAAATAACTAACCTTAAAACAGGCGAGGAATATAAGGACGATAATGAATGGAAATCAAAGGGTATACCTGAGACAGACATTCGAAGAGATATAAAAGTTCTTATGCCAAGCCTTGATATTTTTGGAGAAACAAAATAAGATAGATAAATTATGGCAATTTCAAGATCAGATATGAATAGACAACTCTACGATGAAGGTGGTATTACTACTCTAGAAGATGCTAAAAGAATGGCTCCTCCAGGAGAGTCTTTAGCATATATTAATCCAGAAGAAGCCGCCCTTTTAAAATCATTAGGTGGAGCAGGTGAGGATGTTAATGGAACAGGAATTAAATCATATTTTATTAAAAAATTTATTAAAAAAGCAGGGAAGGCTGTAAAGAAAGTTGTTAAAAGCCCTATTGGAAAAGCTGCATTATTAGGGGCAATTGGTTTTGGTATACCAGGAACACAGTTTGGTGGTATATTAGGTAAAGGATCTTTAGGTTCTTTTTTTGGTAAAGGTAGTTTCAATCCTTTTATGGCAAAAGGAAAATTTAGTGGTTTAGGTAGTTTACTTAATAAAGCAAAATTAGTTTCTGGAACAGGTGGTTTAACAAAATTTGGTAAACTTGCAAGTATTGCTGGAGTGTCGGGTCTTGGCGGTTTACTAGCTGCAAAAGAACAAGATGAAGATGAAGTAGATTTTTCAGATATTGATAGAGGTGAAGGAATGAATATTCCTGATATAGTTAGACGTGCAAAATTAAATGACCCTGAGTTTAGATTTTTACCAGGTGCACAATTTACAGGCGCATATGCAGAAGGTGGTGAAGTGGGTGGAAGAAAAATGATGGTTGATAGATTAGAAGTAGAAGTGATGCCAGATGAATCTGAAGAAAGAGCTATGCTAGATGCAATGATGAATGACATTGATGAAGTAATGCCTGAAGATAGAAAAATAGAATTTTATAAATTATTAATACCTCAACTTAGAAAATCAGGTGAAATGTCTGATTCAGAATATGAGGGATTAATGGGTGAATTATTTGGAGAAGGTAAGGCTGAAGGTGGGATCATGAACCTTGGAGGTAATGAAATGGACCTTAGAGGTGGTGGTTTTGTACCATTAGGAGCTAAAGAAAAAGCAGATGATGTACCAGCTAGATTATCTAAAAATGAATTTGTAATGACAGCAGATGCAGTCAGAGCAGCAGGTGGAGGAAGTGTTGATAAAGGCGCAGATAAGATGTATAAGATGATGAAGAGTTTGGAGGCTCAAGTATAATGGCAATAACAGAAACTAGATCATTACCCGCACAGTTTATAGAAGATCTTGGAAAAGATTACGCGAAACAATTAACAGCGACCACGGCTATTCCTGTTGATACTTCTAAGTTTGCACCAACAGTTGCAGGGCAAGATGTATTACAACAAAGAGCAGCTTCATTAGCAGGTTCAGGTGTTGGAGCTTTTCAACCATTTATACAAGCAGCGCAACAACAAGCAACAGCCGCTGGACAAACAGTAGGTGATGTTGGAACTACATTAAGTGGTATTGCTGGTTTAACTGGAGCACCAACCTCAACTCAAATGCAACAATACATGTCACCATATCAATCACAAGTAATTGATACAACTCTATCAGAGTTTGATAGACAAAAAGCCATACAAGAAAAATCTATTGCAGATCAAGCAATTGCATCAGGAGCGTTTGGTGGTGGTAGAGAAGGTGTACAAAGAGCAGAGTTTGCATCTCAATC